GATACATCGGCAGGTGGGAGCGTCAAGAGTCTGTCAGGTTGAGTGCTGATGGTGTTGCAGAGTTTGTCGAGGCTGGCTTCAACCTTGCGGATGAGTTGGGAGTTCGGTATTGGGGCATCAATATAATCCCAGACAAGGGAGCCTACAGAGAATACACACCGATTTGTTTCAAGTCGTGCGTACTCGGACCATTTCAGGCATTTAACAATCTCGATCTTCGCTATGACGAGTCATTGCCGTTAAAGGAGGATTATGACCTAAGCCTTCAGGTCTTGAACAAGTATCGCAAGCTTTTGAGGTTCAATGCATATCACTATTCTGCAATGCAGCATGTGAACGATGGCGGGTGTGCTGATTATCGAACAATCGAAAAGGAGAAACAGCAATTAATTGCCCTGCAGAAAAAGTGGGGCGATAAAATTGTGCAAGTAGACAAGAGCAGTAGAAGGTCGCACGACCTTAACCCGATCATCAAGGTGCCTATAGGTGGTGTTTAATGGTTGCAAGAAAAAAGACTGCTACCAGAAAGGCTCCAGGTTCTAGAAAATCAGTCGCAAAAAAAACCGCCCGTAAAAAATCATCTGGCAGGCCACCAGTGCCGATTGACGTGGACACGTTAAAAGCATTGGCAAGGATACATTGCAGCGTTGAGGAGATTGCTGCATTTATGAATTTGTCAGAGAGAACCATTTACCGCAGATTCAAGGATGAGCCCGAGTTAAAAGAAGCTTTTGCGAGTGGCAGGTTGGTCGGTAATGTGAGTATCAGGCGCAAGCTATTTGAGTTAATTGACAATGATAGTGTGCCTACAACAATTTTCATGGCTAAGGCTCAATTAAAAATGAGTGACAGGCCAGAGTTGGAGCGCATACCGATTGGAGATAGTGAAAGTTTTGAGCCGGTTTTTGATGTAGCCCCATCTGATGAGTTCACGAAGTACACTGAGGGCAGCGATTGAAGATCAGCCACGCTCAATACCTTTTCCTCAACATGCAGAGCAAATACCAAGCTTTCGTTGGTGGTCTTGGTTCTGGTAAAACATTCGCTGGTTGTTTGAAGCTGTGCAAATCCGCCGGTAATTACCCCGGCATCAGGATGGGATATTACGCGCCCACCTTTCCCCTGATTAAAGATATATTTTACCCAAGCATTGAGAAGGCTGGCGCGCTTTATGGATTTAGGTGCCAGATCAGGAGAGGTGACAAAGAGGTAGATTTATTTAGAGGGCACAAGTATTACGGCACAGTCATTTGTCGCAGTATGACTAAACCCGATTCGATAATCGGTTACGAGACAGGGATTGCTCACATAGATGAGATTGATATTCTCAAGATTGATGCTGCTGATGTTATCTGGAGAAGGGTGAACGAGCGGAACAGGTATATGTTCGACGGTGAGAACAGAGTATCAATCAGCGGATCCCCGGAGGGCTTTAAATTCTTATACAAAAAATTCGGGAAAGCCCCCAGGACAGGTTACAGCATGATTCAGGCATCGACCTATAGCAATGCTGCCAACCTACCAAGTGACTACATACCGTCACTAATCAGTGAGTATTCGGATGCGCTGCAGAAAGCATATCTCATGGGAAGATTTGTTAATCTGACAAGTGGCACTGTGATTTATTCATTTGATCGAGAAGTGCATTATTGCGACACGTTACCGAAACCGGGTGAGCGGTTGATAATGGGCATGGACTTTAATGTACAGCAGATGGCTGGCACTGTTTTTGTAAAACGGGGAGACGAGTACCATCAAGTGCATGAGTTTGTTGGCCTGTACGACACTCCCGCAATGATCAGGGCAATCGAGTCTGAATTTCCTGCATACGTTGTTGATGTTTTTCCAGACAGAACAGGTAAGGCAAGGAAAACAGTCAATGCCTCAACCAATGATCTGAAATTACTCAGGGACGCTGGATTCAATGTGAAAAGGAAAGGCAGAAACCCTTTAGTCAAGGATCGAGTAATAGCCACTAACCGAGCCTATGAGAAAGGCAATATAAAAATTAATTTGAATACTTGCCCTGAGACAGCGGACGCTCTGGAGCAGCAGAGTTACGATAAAAACGGGGCACCGGATAAGTCATTGCCGGTTAATCATCTATTCGATGCCCACACCTATCCGGTAGCATCTCTGTTACCGATCAATCGACCCATTACCCCCATCGGATCAGCTTTTGACGGGTAGACTCCAGGTACGGGGCATTTATTCAACGGTTCCCCAGCAATAATCACGGCTCCGGACGCTTTTATTATCTGCCCAGACAGTTAATATATGAGGCGTAGGATCAATCAACTTATTGTAGGAGTATCAAGCATGACAAATTCAAACAGCCTTCCACTTGAAGTACAGCACGAGATCGAGGATTACATAGAACGTGATCTGACTGATGGCGAGATTGCTCGCATTTCAAAAATGATAGATTTCGATTCAGAATGTGATCTGGACATGATTCATTATGTCGAGATGTTTAATCTCTAATTGTAAATATCAGATCGTAGGAGAAAAGGTTATGAATGAGCAAAAGCAAATTGAGAATTTGATGGAGAAAAAAATTATCGAATCCATCAAGAGAGGTTTGAAGTTGTCAGAAACTCGCCAGAGGCTTTATGACATGGTTAAGTTGGAGGGTGGTATCGAGCAGGCTGATCGGGTGATCGGTCATTTCGATGGTGCTGTTGAGAGAATGAAAGTTAAGTAAGATATTTTTATTATAAGAAAATCAGTAGGAGTATCAATTATGAGAGTGAGAATTTTAAGAAACACAGAAAGGCACGCGGTCGCATGGTGGCCGGGTCATGGAATTAGTAATGAGCCGCATGCGCCTAAGTTCGCATTGTTTTCAGTTCCATTTATTTTGATAGTTATAGTCGAGTGGTAGGAGAAAAAATTATGAGTGCAGGTACTAGAATGGATGAGGTTAAAATTCGGTTGCATGTAAATTGCTGCAAGTGGAATGGTCGCTCTCTTAATAATCTAACCAGAGAGATATACCGCTGTTACGGTTATCGGTTGGAAGTGGCAAAGCTCATTCTGGATGAGTTGCGCAAGATTAGAAGAGCGGAACAACGAGATTAATATCATTTATCAATCAACATTAATTAGTAGGAGAGAAGTTATGCAAGGCACAGTAGGTTTTTCAGTAGAATTTCAGAGAAGGCTCGAGACTCACATTGGTCGTGATTTGTCTGATGATGAGATACTTGAGATTGGAGATTATCTAGATGGGCAGGATTGGCAGAGCGACATTATTTACATTGTCGAGTTGTTTGATCTTTTCAGTGAGCGATATAGTGATTAGCTTGATGCACCTCTGCGGGGGTGCATTGAGGTAATTATTCGATTACCAATCAATTAATTGTTAGGAGTTTATAAAATGAAAGAAGGCTTAAAAATCGACCAATTAGTACAGACAGTCCATGCTCGCGAATCAATGAGTGCTGATCTACTCGTCAAAAGTGAAGATGAGATGAGAGTAGTACCAACACCTGATGGTGAGCAGAATGACATTATGCTGGTTGTGTTGAAGTCTGGCGAGAACACTCTTGATCGCTACCAGATCAATGAAAATGCTCACAATCAGATTTCGGCCAAACTTGGTATTCCGATCAAGTATTATGATCGCCTCCGCAGGGATTATCCTGATCTGCTTTCCGAAAACGTTAACCGGTTTTTCGAGAAGGAGCCTGCCACAAGATTGCTCAGAACCACAGATGGTCGCATCCGGGCATTTGTATCTGACCGTTACAAGGCAATGGATAACGCTCCATTACTGGAGGCGATTAAGCCCATAATGGACAGTGATCTGGAGGTCACTTATCTGAGTAACAATGTCACCGATGATTATTTGCACATCAAGGCTTTGTTTACTGGTGATGAACTTGCTCATGTAGCTACTACGGCTCGTGGCAAGGATCGGATAATTCGCCCGGGCTTTCGCCTGACCAATTCTGAAACAGGCAATGGTAGTTTGAAGCTTGAGGTTTTTTTCTTCGATAGCTACTGCACCAATGGTTGCGTATTCGGGAAGCAGGACATGTTTAACCTCAGCAAGATTCATTTGGGCGGCAGGCTTTCTAGAGATGCCAATATGATTGTGAGCAGGGAGACTCAAGTCAGTGAGTGGGAATACATTGCAAATTCATTCGCTGATGGTATCCGCAATATATCTTCACCTGAGAGTGTTAAGAGTATTCATTCAAGGATTGAGGAGGCCGTATATACCAAGAGCCTCAAGAAACCTGGCCATGCAATCGACACTATGATTAAGGACTTAAAAATCAACCCTGAGCATCGTGATGAGATTCTAGGGGTAATGCATCGTGATGGTGACTTCTCGAAATTCGGTTTTGCGTCTGCTGTGACAGAGATGGCGAACAGTGATAGCGTCAGCTATACCGAGGCTTGTGAGATTGAAAATATCGGTGGCCAGATCATAACCCTTAACAATTCGCAGTGGATTCGCTACGCTAATATGGAAGAACCTGTAGAGATTGCTGCCTAAGCCCATCTGGGATTGATTTGCGGGGGCGTGAGCCCCCTTTTTTTTGGAGATAAAGTTATGGATCAGGAAAAATTAGATTTCATTAAGCCCTATCTGGTGAAGGATCAGGACGAGGTATTGAGCCTTGGCTTTGATTTTGGAGATGGCTCACGGCGCTTTTTCGATTTGGATAAAAAATAGATTTGAGGAGTTGCCCTTCTGGAGTGTCGCTTTTCAATGGTCAGATGAGAGCGATAAGAATAGAGATACAGAGCAGGGAATATCCCGAGTACCTTTTAAGTATTTTTCTGGCCTGTACTGTGAGAGATGGCTTCGGTTATGTGGAGCCAAACAGCGTACGGGCTTTAGTGGAAAAAGACTTCAGCAGGGTCACTGTGCATTAACTCCAGGTGCGGATCCCCGCACATTGCATATTTCCTGAATTAGGCTAAAATCCTCAGATCACACGATCTGGGGATTTTTTCATGCCTGTCAATTCACAGCACAAAAATTACGCTGCTTATATCCGAAAAACAAAAAAGGTGATCGACTGTTACAATTCTCTGGATGAGAGCAGTGGTGCAGAGCATATTGTCAAAAGACCTTCAGAGAAGGACGATGACATCGCTCACCAGCTTAGAACGACCAGAGCGATATTTACAAATTATGTGAAAAGAACCGCACAGGGATTGGTCGGCGCTGTTTTCAGAAAATCACCGAATATAGAATTGCCGCCATCCACCGAGCATTTGATGGAGGATGCTGACTCCAGTGGCAGAAGCCTGTCTCAATTTATGAAGGATGGCCTCACTAAGCAAATCAGGGATGGATTTTTTTGCCTTATCGCTGAATACCCCGCACTCGACAGACCAATAACCTTAGAAGAGCAAAAGCGCTCTGGAGTTCGCTCGTACCTGACAATGCGTGATGGTGCGAGTGTTATTAATTACAGGATGGCGAATATCAATGGTCGCTATTCCCTGTCCATGATTGTGTTTAAGGAATCCATAGCGAAAGCTACCCCGGACGATCCGTTTATTGATAAGTGTGAAGATCAATTCAGAGTGCTTGAGATGATTGACGGGGCATACCATGTGTCTGTTTACGACAATAAATTCAAAAGGCTAGAGGGTTATCCGAAAAAGCCGCGAGCAGCAGGCCAGTCGCTTGATCACATACCTGTTTATTTTGTTGGAGCGGAGAGCAATTTGCCTGAGTATCAGGACTCACCCTTATACGACATTGCGATTATCAATATCGGGCATTACAGAAACAGCGCGGATCAGGAAACAAACCTCTCAATTCATGCTGGCGGCACTCTGATATTGAAGACGGAAAAAAGTTCGGAGGACTTTCAAGCCTCAAACCCATCCGGGTTGAGAGTAGGCGATAACAGTGCTGTGTTATTGGAAACAGAAGGCGGAGCGGAGTTGTTACAGCTTGATGCCGCCCAAGCTATTGATACAGCAATGGAGCAAAAGGAAAAACGCATAGTCCAGATCGGAGCAAAAATTATTGAAAAAGGCTCTGGCAATGAAACAGCGGAGGCGGCAAGGATTCGGGCAGCAGGTGAACATTCAATGCTCGATGACATTGTTATGAATTTGGAGAGCGGGTTCAAAAAAGCCATGATGGATTGCGCTGCCTTCGATGGTGGTGATCCTGATGCTGTTCGGATTAGTGTTAATCGCAAATACTGGTGGGAGAAGTTGGACGCACAAGAGGCAATGGCTTTGATTGCAATGATTGACGCAAGGCTGTTGAGGAGAAAGCGAGCAGTGGAGATGCTACAGGAGAGCGGCATAGAAGATGCCGAGGAGACTGTGGACAACATCATTCAGTTAATTGATAACGATAATCCGGTTTAATGTCTGCTCGCTCTTATTCGATGGAAGCAACCACAAGGCATCATGTTTTGCTTAACCGTTATGCTAATAACACGGTAAAAGAAAACCTGCACATAGTGTTGGGGTTAACCTCTGATATTCGAGATGCTATTTCGACTCCAGGTGATCTGGTTAACGCGCAGATACTTGCTGGCAAGTTGGATGAGATCGACCGGGTTATTAATGTTGCTCTAGGCCAGTTAGAAGATAATCTACGTGATGAAATGGGAGACTTAAGCAGGAACGAGGTTGCTTTCTATAATGAATTGCTTGAGAGAACAGCCAATGCATCAGCTGTTGGCCTGATGGCAATTCCGGCTAATGAAATTATCGAGGGCATAGTGGATCGTCCAATGAAGTTGCTCAAAGGCAATGGCAAGGTTGATGTGACCATTAATCAGGCGATTAAGAAAATGGGCGGGCGTTACTCATCTACCGTCAAGAATTTGATTAACACTGGCATCGTGTCTGGAAAAGACAGAGGGCAAATTGCAAGAGAGGTCGGCTCGACGATTGGTAGACGAGCAAAGGGTGAGGTCACAGCACTGGTGAGAACAACTGTGTTTCATGTATCAGGGGAGAGTCGCAATGCCACCTATCAGGCCAACAGGGACATAATCGACTATGAGTTGTGGGACTCAGTTCTGGATGGGAATACCACAATAACCTGCGCTGATCTGGATGGCAGCAGATTCCCCGTAGGATCGGGACCACAAACCCCGATTCACTGGAATTGTCGCAGTAGCAGGGTGGCGGTATTAAAAAAGGAATATCAAGTGCTAGGGCTTGAGGGTAAACGTCCTGCAAAGGGTGCTGAGGGCGGCTCACGGGTCGACTCCAGGACAACTTATGCTGGATGGTTGAAAAGACAGCCCGCGGCATTTCAGAACAAGGTGTTAGGAGTTCAGAGAGCGAAATTACTCAGATCGGGTGGCCTCGAGTTGTCAGATTTAACCAGTGACAATGGGGCAGTGATAAATCTGCGAGAGTTGCGAGCAAGTAATCCGCTAGCCTTTGAAAAGGCCGGCATATAGTTTTTATTCAGACAATCGGGCTATAATTCCCGCACAAGACAAAATCTACGGAGTAGAGAGTATGGACGTAATACAGGCACAGTTGGATTCACTGGACGGAGTTCAGGAAGATTTGCAAGGGCAGTATGTTAAGCATGGCGAAAATTATGTGCTTAAATCTGTCGTGGGATTGGTAAAAAACCGCGACGATGCGCTTGCTGAGGCAAAAAATGCAAAAGCAGAATTGGCGGAAACTAAAACCTCTTTTGACACATTCAAAAAATCCACTGAGGATAAGATGGCCGAGTTACAAAAAGAGGCTGAAAATTCTGGTGACCATGAAAAAGTGGTGAAGCATTTGCAGGCTCAGTTGGATGATCTGGGCAAGGCCAACAAGCAGCTAAAAGAGCAAGCAGACAATGGTTTGAAGTCTGGTATTGTCCAGTCACTTGCTCAAACATTGCAGCCTGATGATGCCAAGAAAAGGGATACACTTATACAGTTGGCTAGTGGTTTGGCTGATGTGGATAATGGCAGTGCCATATTCAAAGTGGGTGGAGTTGTACAAACGCCAGAATTTGTTGCAGAATATATGCAATCGCAGTACCCGTTTTTGTGCAAGGGCACTGATAGTGACGGTGGTGGAGCCACACAAAATAATCAACAGGGCGGAGCTTCTGTTATGAAACGAGCCGATTTTGAGGCTCTTGACCCTGCGGCTCGGGG